CCAGCAGATGATCGGCGCGCTCAATGCGAGGTTCAAGCGCCTGACCAGTGGGCAGGAGACGATGGTTCTGGTCGATGGGACCATCATGACACCGAGCACGGAGGTCGCCTGGTCGACCGGGCAAAAGTACACTCCGACCTTCGAAATGGACGACCCGGTCTTCTGGTCTGTCGATTCGAGTCGTCTGCAGGACGTGGAGGATGATCGTGGCCTCCTCACGTAATGCGCCGATCCAGTTTCGCATTTCGCCGAGTCTTGCGCGCCTCCGGGCGGCGATGCGCGGCGCAGCGCATGAAATGGCCGACCTGCGCATTCCGCATCGCCAAATCGCTGTATTCCTCGACCGCTGGGTCCAGCAGAACTTCCGCACCGAAGGCGGCGAAGTGGGGGGGTGGCAACCCTTCGCGATTGGGGGCCGTTGGGTGGGCCGTGGGAGCACGCGCCGATTCGACCCGGCGGCCAAGCTGCTGCAGGACACCGGGCGTCTGCGTGCCTCGTACGAGTCATTCTACTCGGCGCGCGATGCCGGCATCGGCAGCAATCTCGATTATGCCGAGCCCCAGAACGACGGCACGCGCACGCTCCCGGCGCGGCGCATGATTCCGCGCAAGGAAGAGGTGGCGGACGACGTGCGTGGGATCTATCGTCGCCACGTCGACCGCGCCCTCGGTCGCCTGCAGAAACGCTGATGTTTCGCCTCACCACCGCCAGCAAGGCGCTACATGCCGCGCTACAAGCCGCCCCGGCGCTGCAGGGAATCCCGGTCGAGCACTGCACGCCCCAAAACGTCAACCCGGACCTCACGCCCTGGATCGGCGTATATCCGGCAACGAAAGAATACAACCCGCGCACCATCGGCGGACCTCGCAACTGGCAGTGCCCGTGCGAGATCGTCGTGGTCGTGCAGTACGCCGCCGCGCGAGATCCTGACGCGGCGATGACCGAGCTCGAAACGATCCTCGAGGAAATTGAACAGGTCATCGTGAACGACCTGACGATCTCTGGTAGCGTCGAAATGGTGAATTCGCTGTCGATCCAGTATGATTTCCAGCGCACCGACTCGCAGACGCTGGTATTTCGGCAGGCAGCCTTGACTGTCGCTGTCGAGCTTGCAACGGGGTGACGACATGACGCAGGACACATCGAAGCGCGTCCGATGGCTGGGCGATGAGCGGTGGGTTCCAGGCATCGGTGTGATCGCGCATGGCGACGAGGTATCCATGCCGCGCGCCACGGCTGATGATTTCGCCCGCCAGGGTCTGGCCGAACCGGTACGCAAGCGCGCCGCGAAGGCGGCCGAGCCCGATCCGGGCGATCTCGACGATTCCCAGAAAGCGCCGGGAGGCGATGAGTAATGACGACCCAGGCTTACGGGCAGCAGTCCGCAGTTGCGCTGGCATTCCAGGACAGTGGCGGGGCCGAGAATGTGTCATCGCTGCACTGGATCCCGTTCATGTCCGAGGGCATCGGGCTTGCCAAGGACAATCTCCAGTCCCAGGACATGCGTCGCCTTTTCGACGAGGGGGACGAATACGAGGGGCCCAACAGCGTAGACGGAGATCTCGAAATGGAGGCGCAGCCGATCGCAATCGGCGCCATTCTGCGAACCATTTTCGGCTCTCCGACGTCGACGGCCGTCGACAGCGCCTTCCAGCATGTGTACGAACTGCCGAACAGCGATTTCGATCGCTACTATGCGCACACGCCAGTCACCTATTACAAGGATCTCGGCGATGCGGGCAGCGCGCAACTGTTTTACGACCTGAATGTCACGCAGTTGCAGCTTTCGGTGGCGAATGGCGAACTGCTCAAGGCCACGGCGTCTTTTGTCGGTGGCAAGCAGAAGCAGACCGCGGCCCTGACGCCGTCGTTCCCGACCGGAAAGCGCTGGACGTGGGATGCTGGATCCGTATCAGTCGCGGGCAGCGCGGTCGATGAGGTCGCGGAACTTACCTTCACCGTGAACGACAATCTCGAGGCGCAGCACACCCTGAAGGCGCAGAAGACGCCCAGCCGCATCAAGCGCACCGATTTTCGGACGGTCGAGATCGGCGGGACGCTTCGGTTCGAGACGCAGGACGAATACCAGAAGTTCCTCGACCAGAGCGAACGTGAGCTCGATGTGACCTTCATGGGCAATACCGAGATCGCGTCCGGGCATTACGACACGCTGCGCATTCAGGCGCCCCTGATGCGCTATCGAGAGAATCGTCCGGCCGCCGGAGGCGTGGGGCCAATCACGGTCGATTTCACTGCCGGCGGCAAGTATTCGACCGATTCCGGAACGGCCCTGCGGGTGACGCTGGTCAACACGCAGTCGACATACTGATACACCGAAATCAGAAGCAGGAGCATCGGACATGAGTGGATTTTTGCCGGAATTGGAAAGGGTCTATCGTTTCGACGGTGACGACGTGCGCGTGCGCATGCGTCCGCTGGAAAACAAGGATCTGGGCCCGATGATGCGTTACTCGGAGGCGACTGGAGAAACGGACGCCGATGGCAATCCGACTTATCGCATCATGGATGGACACCTGGGCGATTTCGTCGAGGCCGTGTCGTCGCTGTTGCCGCGCTACGTCGTCTCGATCGATGGTCTGACTGATGCGAACGGCAATACGATTGGCGTGCAGCAGGTCGCGGGCTATCAGTATTTCATGGGCCTGGTAATGGACATCGGGCGCGACCTCATGCAGCAAGCGCAGATGGACGGAGAATCGGGAAAAAACTCGCCCGAGCGGCGCGGAGATTCTTCGTAGGCCGCGATTGGATCGGTGACGAAATCGTCGCCGGCATCACGGTAAGCCAGTGGCTCGAGACGTTCGCGCAGTGCCACGTGCTGAAAGTCAGCGATGGGTCAGCATGGCGCCTGGAGTGGCCTGACGGCGGGGCTTATCTCGATCAGCCCGTCTTTCTGACGCGGGCATGGGGCGTGCTGCGCAGGGAGTTTGCACGCCACTGCGAACAAGAGGCGAACGGGCATGCCGATCGGTAATAGCGTCGAATTCAGCATCCGCGGCGTTGATCGCTTCTCGGGCACATTCTCGAAGATCGAGCGCACGATCGGCTCGACCATCCGCGTAACCGCTCGCATGACCGCGGCCGCAACCGGAGCGGCCACGGCCGTTGCCTTCTTTGCCAATCGCGTGGGAGAGGGAGAGGACGCGGCCGCCAAGTTTGCACGCCGGATCGGCGTTGCTGTAGATCAGCTCTCGAAGATGCAACACGCCGCCAAGCTGGCGGGCATCGACACGAACGAATTTAACCTTGCCACTCAACGCATGACGCGGCGGCTCTCAGAAGCCGCAAAAGGTACTGGCGAGGCGCGACAGGCTATTGCCGAACTCGGCCTAGACGCAACGAAAGTCGCGAATCTCCCCCTCTCCGATCAACTGGCACTCATCGCAGATCGCATGGAGGGCGTCAATGGTCGCGCAGCCAAGCTGCGGATCGCATTCAAGCTGTTCGACTCCGAAGGCGCGAGCATGCTGCAGATGCTCAAGCAGGGCAGCGCGCAGATGCAGGCAATGGCCAAGGATGCCGAATTTCTCGGAATTGCGATCTCGAAACAGGCGGCCGCCAACGCCGAGGAATTCACGAACCAGACGGGGCGACTGACCGCGGCAATCAAGGGCGCGTCGAGGGCTGTGGCCGACGAGTGGATCCCGGTGCTTACCGGATTGGCGCGCGAGGCTGCCAATGCGATTGCCGGGGCGCGCTCGGGCCTCGAAGACTGGGCAACTCGGGCGTTGCGTGTCGTGGTCGGTGCCTTCGTCGTGATGCGCAATGTCGCATCACAGCTGCATCAGGATCTTGCAACGCTGTTCTCCGGGGATGTCTGGCAGAACTTTGCGTCATTCGCGTCAACCGTGATCCGCGGGCTGTTGATCGCATTCGGTGGATTCTCGGACGAAATCGGCAAGATTCTGGTTGGCGGATTCCGCGTTGCCTGGTCGGCTTTTCCGGCCCTGGGAAAGTGGGCTCTTGCCCAGGTCGGAAACCTGTTCGTCAATGGGATCCCGGCGCTCGTGAAGTTCATGGGACAAGTGTTTGTGCGCGGGTTCTCGAATATCGTCAACGTTGCCTCCGACGCATGGGAAAACATCAAGCGCGCGATTACCGGTGGACATACGGAGTCCATGGGCCAGATCTTTGCGCGTAACTTCGATGAGGCGATCAAAGGTCTGGCGAAAGATGCAGGGCGCCTGTTCGGAGACGTGATCGACAACGCGCCATCGATGAGCGTCCTGTTTGATGATCTTGCTGGAGACACGGCGCAGGCGCGGGCCAACATGGTCAAGATCTTCCAGGGACTGCGTGACGACCTATCGGTGATCGGAGGAAATATCTCGAACGATCTCGCCAATCATTTCGGGATCTCCACAGGCGAAGTCACGAAACAGATCGACGAGATCATCGCAAAATTGAAAACGATGGGCGACGCCTCGCAGGAGAACGTCGATCGTGGCACACAGGCCGTGCGAGGCTTTTTCGGGGAATTGAACCAGCTCATCACGCAACAGCTACAGCAGATCGGCACGATCCAGAAGCAGCTTGCGCAAGGGTTTCTCGACAGCATGATGTCCGCCGTCGATCAGATCTCGTCTGGCATCGCTCAGGCCGTGGTCGCGGGGCGCAATTTCGGCCAGGTGCTGCAACAAGTCGGGCGCTCGGTTCTGGCCTCGCTGATCCAGATGCTGGTCAAAGTAGGTCTACAACGTCTTCTCTTGCTGGGGCTTCAGAAGACTGCGGAGGCGCAACTGGCCTCGAGCCAGCTGGCGCGCGCGTCCGCGACGACATACGCGAACAGCTTCTCCTCCACTGCCGCGATCCCGATTGTAGGGCCAGCCCTGGCGCCCGGTGTAGCAGCCGCATCGACCGCGACCATGCAGGCCGGCGCCACTGCAGCCGGGGCCGCAGGTGCCGCGCTCGGGCCCGCTATCGCCGGCCAGGCGCACAGCGGAATGGATTCGGTGCCACGCGAGGGCACCTACCGATTGAACCGGGGTGAGCGTGTGCTTGCGCCACAGCAGAACCGCGACCTGACGCGGTTTCTCCAGAACGGCGGCGACCGGCGAGCCGTCCATATTGCGAGCCTCCAGGTAAGCGTGTTGCCGAACGCGACGAGCGCGCAAGCGCTGCTGGACATTCCGGACACGCAAATGAGAGAAATCGTCGCGCGGAAGATCCTGCGCGCCATCGACGATCTAGATCGGCAAGGCATACGCCAGCGCTCGATCGAGCGCACGGGGCAGTAATATGACGTGGCGATTGTTCATCGATTCCTCGACCGGCGTCGACGTAGACCCGGAGTGGGATTTGGCGCTCGAAGACAGCAAGATCGAAGACCAGCATCGGGCGCTTGACGGGTCTCGGTATGTCTACAAGTGGGGCCGCTATCGTCGCTGGAAAGTCCCGGTGTCGTTCGTTGATTCGTCGTTTCGATTCCACGTGAATACCTGGTGGCTGTCGAACGCGCAGCTTCTGTGGATGGACAATAGCGGCTCGACAGATGTGTTTTCCGTCCAGATCGTAAACGATTCCATACCTGTCGGCGGCTACGTCAAGCCATATACCGATTTGTTTGCAGGTGTGATCGAACTGGAGACGTTCTGATGACGTGGGACGTGACGTCCTGGTTCAAGGAGCAGGCGTCCTCGCGAGCCCCCGACGTCGTGCGCAAGTTCCAGGCCGCATATTTGCAAGACCGCACGTCCAACGAGCATGACGCAGTGGGCCTCGGTTCGCCATCGTTCATCGCCGGCACAGTTGCGCCGCAGCGCGTCGTTCTCGATGGCATCGACGACTACTTCGCCCTTCTCGGCCCCAGCTACGAGTCGAGCAGCTTGACGCATGGGCTCACCGTAGAGGTGCGATTCGATACGACGAGCGCCTTGTGTGCGGGAAGTTCACGCGTTCTTGCGGATTACGGCTTCGATCGATATTGGATGTTTCTGCTGTCCAACAGCACGCACTACCCGTTTTTCTATCTCCACACGGACCAGGGAGACAAGTTTACGGCAGCCGCATTCGATTGTGCGAACGGCAGTTCGCATATGATGTCTGCGCGTTACGATCCGAGCACCAATGGTGGTCAGTTGGCCTTGATGATCGACGGATCGTCGTACGTTGTGACCGATAGCATAGGCACGGTCTGGGGAAGCGGTGATCGACGTTATGGCGTCGTCGGCGCCCGCGGTGCCGCCAGTACCTTCAATGGCGAGACTGCTCTCGTAGAAAGATTTTCCGGAAGCATCGAGGAACTGCGAATCTGGCATATAGCGCGCACCGATTCCGAGATCTCGAGTCACTACGACAGCACATCGATAAGCAATGCGGACTCGGGCCTGCAACTACATTACGACATGAAAATGCTCGGCGATCTGACCGGGCGCGTGACGCGTTGGCCCACGATCCGCCGTTCGTGGAATGACCTTCGCGGCCAGACGGCCGATGTCGAGCTTGCGAACGACGATGGCGCATTGAATATGCTGTTTACTCGTCCGCAGGCAGGATTGACCACGTTCAATCTGCAGATCGGGTTTACTCATCCGACAAGCGGAGACGAGACGATTACGCCATTTCTCGGAAGAATGGCGAATGTCGGCCACAAAGCCGGCGCGCTGAAGGTCGGGGTCGAGGACAAGATCTCGCAGCTCTCCGATTACGTCGTCGGGGACACGGAAAATCCGGTGACGATGAGCAGCGTCCTTCCATCGGATATCGCCTGGACACTATGCACCTGTTACGGTCCATTCTCGGATGTCGCATCGACATCGAACACGGATATCGATTACGCGTCATTTCTGGAATGGGCCGCGGTGTTCTCCGGCGATAACGTGATCATGGATTGCCGGTTCGATGGCCAGAAAACGCTGGAAGGCATGCGCAAGATCTCCCGCCAGACGCAATCCGCCATCTACATGGAAGGCGGGCTGATGAGATTTTATCGGTTCACGGCCGTAAATACGGAGTCAACCGACCTGTCCGAAGGCGAGACGACGCAAGCCTCGATCGAGGTCGACATGCTGGCCCTGGTCACGAAACAGACCGTGCTTGGCGGTTATAACGCGGATTCCGACAGTTGGGCCTTCGCGACATTCGACATCGATTCAGAGTCGTCGGTGTCCTACGGCCTGCGCGAAGACGTCGAAAAGG